TTTTCATCAGTTACTTTTTTCTTAAATACAGATGCAGATAATTTTCTATCTCTATTTGAAATAATTGGTTTGTTTTCCATTTTAATCTCCTAAAAAATAAGGCGGGGTCTCAAGAGTAAAAGCGTTGGGAGAATGAGACCCCATTAAAACCTCCCAGAGCTTCCGAAGCCTTTTGTGCCTCGTTCAGTTTCGCTTAACTTATCTACTGTTATAATTATTGGCTTATAAATAGGGCATATAACTAACTGTCCTATACGTTCATAAGGCTCAATGGTTATTTCTTTCCCGCTTGTGTTAAATACATTTGCATATATTTCACCACGATAACCAGCGTCCACTGTTCCTAACTGGGTTATAATACCCTTTGACGTATGTCCTGAGCGTGGTCTTATTTGCAATTCATAAGATATTGCATATTCGCCATCGTGGCTTAATCCTGTGCAGGGATAATCAACAAGTTCTGCTGATATACCAAGAGGAATGCTTGCAACACGTCCATTGTCTATTGTTAAAGGCTGTTCAATACACGCCCTAACATCAGCACCGCTGTTTTCTAGGTTAGTTACCAATTCTGGTAAGTCTTTGTTTAAGTATTTAACAAGCAATTTCATAATCATATCCTTCTATATCTGGGTAAATCGGGCTATATTCGCCTTTAGTTTGTTCAGTCATTAATAACTGGATGCTGTCTACATATTTTGAAAAGTCAGCCGTTGTCATCTTAGTAGTTGTTTTAACGTCAAATCTTGCTTTAAAATATGCGTGTAAAAGGTCAGCGTTAAGAAATCTCACATTGATATTGTCAGGTGCGAACCCTGTTTCATTGTAAAATTCAACAATATGGCGGTATATGGCCCATAAATACGAGTTTTGGTCGGTTGTACGCTTTCTGGTATGTTTCTTAATTTCAATATCAATACCGTTACTAGAGCTGTTAAAAACGGCTTCTATCGTTGGTTTAATGTAGGCTAAGATACCGTTTACATTGCCTAACTCCAAAGTTGCGATTTTAATTCTCAGCTCGCCATTTTCTTTCAATAGCTGGTCTATGGCATTTCTAAGGATTTTCTTGTCTTGGTTTGCAACATCAAGAGCGTGTTCAATCTGTAAAATGTACGTTGTGCGGTCTTGATTTTCTTTGCGATTAACAATTTTTCCTGTATGTTCCATTGTTATTCTCCTTTGGCTGTCCAATATTTATTAAAAGGCTCAATAAACTCAGGTGTTGACTTAATAAAATCAACCATTAGGTCAATTTTTTCTAACAATATTGGCATTGTATAAATATCTCTGGTGTAAGTTTCTTTATAGACAGACTTCCCGTCAGAAATAAGGTAGTCAAACTTATCTAATCCAGCACACTCCATATAAAGCAAGTGCTGTATTGACTTTCCATACTTACCGATGTCGTAAGAGCTAACTCGTTTAATGTCATAGATTGTATCTTGTTTGATAACGTCAGCACGTCCATAAAGCAAATAGTTGTCAGTTTCTTTTTTAAGCACTTCCTGCCACATTCCACCTTCAACAATACTCGCTATTGCTTCAGCCGTAGATAACTCGTCACCATCTATTAAATCAGTTCCTAAGCCATTACTTAAATCTCTAACGGCATCTTCAAAATCAATACCACGTTGTTGAGCTTCTGTTGTTGGTGTTTTTACCTTATTTAAACAGTTCAACCAATCTTGGTATGCTTTTTGCTCAGCTTGTTCAGCTTTATCTGCATCAGCATAAATTTGGTTAAAATCTGTTGACGTATAATACAAATAAGATCCATATAAGCTAGGTGTTATTAAGTATCTCATTATTCAAACAATCCTGTTTCTTTGTTAAAAGTAGCTTCAATCTTTTTACTGGCATCAGCAAGTTGGTGCTTCCAATAAATCTTGCTATCCCAAATAACTTGCATATCTTTAAGGTCTGCATAGGTATCATTCAGGCTTTGAATGTCTGTAATTGCACTTATCTTGCTGTCAATCATTTCTTTTAGAGAATTGTAAAGTTCTAAGGTTTCAGCATCAGCTTTGCGTTTCTCATCAACTGCATTAACAATCTTTTCAACAAAGAATGTATTACCATTGGTTGTATCTGGAATTTCAATCACAGGCTCAAGTCCTAAAGAGTTCTTTGCATAGAATTTCTCAGACGGTGTAAAACTTACCGTACGTTTATTTCCACGCATTTCAACATATCCCATCAGGTCAAGCTCTTTAATAATGTCCTTGCCGGAAGAACCAGCAACATCTGGCCTAACAAAACGTGTATCTCCGTCTTTATCCTCTTTTTCGTGTGCAACAAATATCACTGATTTGTTCATATTAAAGATTTGCTTAACCAAGTTCTGGAATTGGATTTTAACAGCTCCCCAGCCCTTCATTGCCAAAGTTCCATCAGCTTGTTTATATTTTGGGTTATTCAGAGCTACATAATCACCCATTCTATCAATTAATTTTCCAAGAGTATCAATAACAATCGTATTAAAAGGTTTTATTTCATCAGATTGTAACAGCTCTAAAATCTGTTTATAATTATCAACCTGCAAGCTAGGGCATCTAAATCGTGTTTCCACACGGTGTAAGCCTTTATCCAAGTCAATTAATACAGGCTTATCAGATGATAATGCCAAAGTTGTTTTACCAGTTCCGGGCTGTCCATAAATCATACAGCTTATAGGTTGTGTCGTTGTTAATTCATTTGGTTGTGTTAATAAAGTCATTGTTCTCTCCCATTAAATTATTTGTTTTGTTCTAATTCTGATAAGTCTATTATTTCTATAATTTCGAGGTTATCCCAGTTCCTTACGCATCTGCATTTTACATATCCATAAATGCAATCTATTTCATATAGATACTCAATGTCTGCGTGTAATCCTGTTGTTAATTCGTATCCATCATCTTCTTTGTCTTTTAGAAGCTTATTAACAAGCTTTGTAGCTGATAGCTTATTGCTATCTTGTGTCCAAGACTTAAATTTATAGTATAAATCCTTGCCAACTCCATCAGGATAGCCGTCCCGATGGTGGTAAAGTGTATATTGGTTTTTATCATCTCTTACAATTATGTTACATCGTGTTGACATTGTTCTTCTCCCTTAAAACAAATCAAATGGGTTAATATTAAAGTAGGTTAGGATGATGATATAAAAAGCAATCAGACCACCTAAAAATTCAGGTAATATTTTTAGAATATTGCGCATTGCTTGTTTCCTCCGTGAGTCAAGTAATACATCATATTCTTGTGTTCTTTTTCTAAGGTAAGTTCTGCTTTTCTTGAGATTGTTCTGCGGATTTCTGCGACATCTTCGCCTGTAATATCTCCGCCATAATCTTTAACTTCACTTAAAATCCAATCTTCAATGTTCCAATCTGTTAATTGACGAGTATATTCATCAAACATTAGGATATATTCGATTGAATCTACGAAGGTCTTTTCGTAGTCTTTAGAAAATTCGTCATAGTCATTTGCAATAAACTTATCAAATGCTTTATCTATGACATTATTAAATTGAATATCTGATAACATTGTTTTTATCTCCCAATACGCTGTATCATTAAACATTTATAGTTATATAACATATTTTGTTAGCTGTAAACAAAAAAATGCAAAAAAACAATAAAATTTGTTCATAAAATAAAAATATTTTATTAGTTCAATATATTAGCGATAAAAAATTTTTGGGAATAACTTTTAAAAGATAAAAAAATAGTTAAAGATATTTATTTTTTTTATTTTTATGTTAAAATAAACAGAAGTGAGGTACAATATGCAGAATAGGATTAGGGAAATACGTAAACAAAAAGATATTACCCAAGTTGAACTTGCAAAAAAGTTGGGTATAACTCAAGGTGGAATCCAAAAACTCGAAAGAGGCGAAAGATGCTTAACGGTAGAGTGGATGCGTAAAATTGCTGATGCTCTTGATTGTAAAGCATATGAATTACTTCCTTTAGATATGCAACCAGATATTACACCAGAAGAAACAGAAATTATTAAAACTATTAGAAAGCTTATAAATAAAAAATAAACTATATCTTTCTTATATTCAAAATTTTTACAGCACGCCCAAGAATCTGTACATCTCCAAGTTTTGCTGTTATTGGTTCATAAGCTGGATTATCTGAACGGACAGTTACATCTCCGGTTAAACCACTTTGGATACGTTTTATTGATAATCCAGTTGGAAGTCTAAGCACATAAACACCATCAGAAGTTATATATTTATTAGATATATCAACAAAAACAAAATCTCCATCTGAAATAGTTGGCTGCATACTATCTCCTATGGCTTTTATAATCTTAATATTTTCTGGTGATGTAAGGCTCATTGCGTTATAATCCGTGACAGGCATTTGCCAGAACCCAACAACAGGTTCTTTTTCTATTTCGCTTCCATTTCCACAACAAGCAGAAACATCTAGCATTTCTATATTGACTGTTTCTCTTTGTGCCCATACTTCTTTTTCAGATATTTTATTGTCCCAAAACAATAAAAACTTTTGGCGGTCACATTTTAATTTGTCTGCCATTTTATATAAAAAGCTTATTTCTCGCCTTGGTTTTCCTTCAAGCCAATCAAGGTGTTGAGGTCTTAAACCCATTTCTAGCATAAAATTAGTGTGTCTTATATCTAGGTCATAAAGTCTCTGCCTAAGCCAGCTTCGATGAGAGTTATTAACAACTTTTTTCATATCTGTACCCCTTTATTTTCCATTATAACACGAAATGTTAGATAGTAAACAACAAATTTTGTTAAGTTTCGTGTTTACAATTCATAAAAAATATTGTATATGTATTTTAGGGGGTAAAAATGGATTTTAAGAGTTATTTAGAAAAAAACAATATTTCAAAAAAACAAGCTGCAGAAGAGCTTGGTTTTAATGAAATGGATATTCATAGATATTCAAACAAATTAGTAATTCCAAGGCCTGAAAAACTAATCAAAATAGTAAAATGGTCTAATGGATTAATACAACCAAACGATTTTTATGAGGTAACAGAATGATATTTACGATATATGGCGAGCTTTATAGTTCTAAAAATTCAAGACAAATCTACTTAAACAAATACACAGGTCGCCGATATGTCGTAAAATCAGAAGCGGCTCAAGCAGATGAGGTTGAGCTTTGTAATAAACTTCAAAACATTAAAGGACAATTTAAGACAGTAGTAAAATCTAAGACTAAACCACTGCATATTAAATTTAAAATCTATCGACAAACAAAACGCAGATTTGACTATATAAACATCATACAGAACTTGTGTGATTGTATGGTTAAGTCTGGTTTGCTTGAAGATGACAACGCAAATGAAATTCTTCCTGTTTTTGAAGAATATAGCGTTGACCCATTGAAACCAAGAGTTGAGATGGAAGTACTTTGATGAGGTTAACAATATGGAGAGCTGGGCTTACCTCGTCACCCTTAAAGCTCTCCGCCTGACGAGGATAAAGAAATGAATAATAAATTTGTTTTTTATGAAAATTTCAAGATTACGGCGGATAAACTTCCTGACGAACTAAGATTGAAATTTTATGATGCTTTAACAAACTATGCTTTCAAACAAGAAGAATCAGATGACCCTATTGTATCTGCATTAATCACAGCATTGAAGCCAAGTTTGGACAAAGTAGAAAATAGAGGTGGAAACCATAATCCTGGTGGTCAAAATCAATATAGCGAGGTCAAAATAGGTCAAAAAGAGGTCAAAAATGCTCAAAGTGGTCAATCCTTTTTAAAAAATATAAAAGATATAAAAGATATAAAAAATATAAAAGATAATTATATATATGTTCAAAATGACCCCAATATTGAAAAATTTGAAGCTTTTTGGCGAGAATATATTCCTGTTGAGTGTGACGGTCGAGTGGTTGGTAAAGGTTCAAAACAGGAAGCTGAAAAGAAATTTTTGAAAATTTTGAAAGAAGGGGAAGATTATGAAAACATTATACAAGGCTTGCGAAATTACTTACAATTCTGCCGTAGAAACAACCAACTCACTTGTGGAGCAACAGTGTTCCTCAACCAAAAGCGGTGGACTGACGATTATAACACCACAACAATTAGCTCAGACGGAAATAAAGGACAACGACAAGAACCTTCTAGCATCGTTGAGACATATGCTCAAATTGCCGCTGAATATGGAAACAAAAAGTAAAATTGGCGAATATGGTTGGGAACCTCAATACTATTTGGATTGCAAAGGATTAACAGAAGAGAAAAAAGCTCAGGCGTTGCAAATAATTGATGAATATTATCAGCCTATGCCCGCACAAGAAATTGTAAAACTTATTGCAAGATTACAGATAATAGCCCCTGAAAAAGAAAAATCAAATGTAGATATGAGAGCAAGGACAGCAATCTGGGTTGAAGAATTGAGTGCTTATCCTGCTGATGTTGTTCAAAAAGCATTAAAGGCTCGTTATCGTTGGTTTCCTAGCTTGGCCGAAGTTTTGGAAAAATGTGCTAATGAAGTCGCATACAGAAATTTAATTAAACAAGGTATTCGTTGCTACCGCATAGACAACGAGTAATTTTTTATGGAAGGAAAACAAAATGGAACAAGAATTAGATTTATTTGAATATGAACCCACAAGAAAGGTTGTTGCTGAATTAAAACAAACAGGAGAAGATTTTGAGTTTTATCCGACAAATGATGAGATGTTAAGGAAAGTCAAACAATATTCAACACATAACAATTCAATCTTAGATATTGGATGCGGACAGGCAAGGCTAAAGAGTTATTTTGAAGATTCGACATATTTTGCAATAGAGAAATCTCAGGTTCTTATAAGCAAATTACCAGCGGATGTATTTGTTTTAGGAACCGACTTTAATAACTGCACTTTAATTGATAAGCAAGTGGATATGATATTTTGCAATCCGCCTTATTCTGAGTTTGAGGATTGGACAATAAGGATTATTAAAGAGGGTAATTTTAAGGAAGCCTTTTTAATTATTCCACAACGCTGGAAAGAAAACAAAGAAATTCTGCAAGCTATTGAGCAAATGAAAATAAGATATGATGTAATTGATAGCACAGATTTTCTCGATGCAGACCGACAAGCAAGAGCAAAGGTGGATATTATTAAATTATGGAAGAATGAATACTCTAGCGAAAGAATAGACCCATTTAAGACGTGGTTTGAAGAAACTTTTGGCTTCAAAGAAACAAATGACCATAGATTTGAATATAAGGAAGATAAACAGGAAGAGATAAAAAACAAACTTGTTGAAGCTCCAAACAAGATTGAATACTTGGTTAATCTTTACAACGATGAGATGAACAGATTGTTTAATTCATTTAAGGCTATATGTGCTTTAGATGAAAAGACACTTCACGATATTGGAGTTGAAACAAAGAAGGTTATTGAATCCCTGAAGTATAAGATTGAACATACAAAAATTTTATACTGGAGATTGGTTTTTGACTATCTCGATGAAATAACAAAAAGATTAACAGCAGAATCAAGAAGAGATTTAATTAAACGCTTTGAACGGTTAAATCAAGTTGACTTTAATCAATCTAATATTCAAGCGGTTGTGATTTGGGTTTTGAAAAATGCCTCAAGTTTGTTTGATGAACAGCTTATCAATTTATACAAAGAATTTACATCACCTGATAATATTATCAAATACAAATCAAATCAGAGAGTGTTTAAGCGAAAT